GGGTCTTGGTGTTCTCGTTGTGCTGTAGCACTGGAGCCGCCTTGAGCTGAGCCTCTGATGCATCTGCGGGTAGGAAGGAGAAGCCGTACGTAGAATTCGACGGGATCGAGAATACAAGCATACGTCTGCCGACAGCCTTCTCCCCTCCCATTTCTCGCAGTAGCCGAGGTGATAGTGTTATTGAGGAGTCGCGCGAGTCGATGGTGACAAGGCGTTTGCGCTGGTCGAGGAGCTTCTTAAACATAGGGTTGGATGTTGGTTATCTTGGTACGGCTTCGAAATGAGATCGTCTTGATGAAGTTAAACGACCTGTTCGACGCAAGGGTCTCTCGGTGAGCCCTCGCATCCTCCTTTGTCTCGAAGATGCGTGAGGCTATCTCGCAGTTGCTCGTGCCTATGTGGTAGACGATGTTCGCGTAGTAGCGACGACCGAGGATATGGTCAATGATTAGTGATAGTAGGTTCATAGCTCTGCTTTTGTAATAGCCCCCTCTCCGCTTGTCGTATGCAGAGAGGGGGCTGGGTTAGTTACTCTTTGGGGGTGGCGTGCAGTGCGTCGAGGAAGCTCTCGGCTACCGCCTTGCCGTAGCTGTCGGAGAAGCACCCATTAAACTCTATGCTTAGCCCTGGGCCGTGAAGCGTAAACCGAGTGTGCGTAGCTTCGTCGAAGCCGAATTGAGATCCTCCAGGGAGCGTCGTCCATTTTACGCGAGGGTGTGAGATCTTCATGACTATGCAGCTTTGATGATGTCTACAATGTCGAGGACTCGAGCGTCGGTGACGTCTTGAATACGTCCGTCGCTTGCCATTTCGCTGGCTTCCATGATTGACAACTCCTTGACAAGCGTCTTGCGAGTGACCTTCTTGCCGTCCACCTCATCGACGACACTCACGATATAGTAGCCTGCAGACGTGCTGTCCACGTCCAGCCCCATGGTGTCGTTTACCCCTAACGGCTTTAGGCTCTTGATTGTCACTGGTGATGGTGTGAGCTCATCGAGGTACTCCAGCGTGCGGGCCTCGGCCTCCGTGTAGGAGGCTGCATTGACGAGGTAGGTCTCGGTGATTTTCTTGTCCTCCAGGTTATGGTAGGATACTCGTGCGATAAATAGGTCCATGTTATTCGTATTTGAGATGTTTTGTATTAAGGTGTCGAAGGATATGGTCAATGCGATGTACATTGGCCTCCTGCTTCATGCGAATAATACCGAGTTCGGGGAGTCCACTGATATACGATAGTCCTATGACAACGTCAATATCTCCAGTGTCTTCATGCTCGAACTGGAGTTCGAAATCCCATCTATAGGAGGGGGGTATTCTCGAGAGTGAAGCATATATATGGTAAGTCCCAATAAGACGGCCGCCGTGTATTAGTCGTGCCCTAAGACGCTCACGGCTATCGTCCCACTCACAAAGCTCCTCCCATTTGAGCGGGAGAAGCTCACGTTCTAATTGCTCTTGCGTCATAATCGTTAGTCGTTAATGCCGAGCAGTCGGCAGATGAGGTCGAGGCGGTGGGCTTCTGCCGTGGCCTTTACCTCCTCCAGTGTCGGGAAGTTGTCGTATTTGCGCAGAACGCACTCGCCACCATCCCATCGATCAGCCATCGCCATAAGGTAGAGACTCACCCGCTCAAGTTGGTATCTTCCATACTCGTAAAAGATGCGGTACTCGGCGTACAGTTCGCCTCCATTTACTTCGGCCTTGAGGTACTCGCACCCGAAGCGCAAGGCCGACTCGTGCGTCCACTCCAGCGGGCATTTCGCAAGCTGTTGCCTTACTTCTTCGCGTGTCATAGGTGCTGTTGCTTTATTTGCAAGATTTCACACAGCTTGTTTATCTGCAAGTCCCTTGCTAGTCTGTAGGCTTTCCATTTGATGTCTAGCTCAAATCGTTCTATGCATCGCCCATTTAGGTCTTCTTTAAATAGGGATGCGTAGCCATTGTTGCCTTCTATTATTCTCAGGTTGAAGTCAAGCCCCGTTTTGGCTATATAGCTGGGATATACCTCACCATAATGTTGGTACTCCCATCCTAGTGGTAGCGTCCTATTCTCGATTTCTTCTCGTGTCATAGTTCGTTGTGTTGTTAGTTAGTCTTGATTATCTCGGTTGAACATTGAGTATATCTGCTCGACTATCCACGCTCTACCCTCCGCCTTAGCTTCTTTGAGGGTGGGGAGGACCATATCGAGATTACTTTTCAAGCGCTCCGATACAGAGTAGACGCACCAGCCACCTCCAGCTGAGTACTTGCAGATGTGTATCCGCCAAGCATTCACCATTGTCCACCATTCGTCGTCGCCAGCCTTGCACCATACAAGCGGTCGCAGGCTTCCATTGATGAGCTTGCGGGTGATAGCCTCGGGAGGATATGGGGCTTTTGCCCTCAGCTCCGCTCGCATTTCTTTGAACCTATTGATGCACAACTGATTGGTCTTGGCGAGCTTCCTTGTGCAGCGTTTAAGCTCGTCTATCTCCTCGGTCTTGTCGGCCAACTCCTTTTCGAGCTCATCCTTTTCTTGGAACAGCGAGTAGTTATGCTTCGTGAGGCTCTCCTGTAGGGCGTCCTTGGACTTGCGGAGCGTCGTCAGCTCCCTGCGTTCGTCCCACAGAGCGAGCGTCACTGCTATTGACCACACGAGTAGCCCACTGCAAGCGATGATGAGCAGGTCGATGATGTTGTCTGTTGTCATTGTTAGTCGAGATCAAAGAGGCTACACACCTCGGTTATGAGAAACTTGCGAGCCTCCTGCATTGCGCTGTCGAGGGTTGGATGTAGTCGGATGCATTCGGGGATGTACACATTGTTACGATACCCTGTTAATCTCGCTACGGACGGCGAGTTATATAGGAGTTCGATTACAAGCTCTATGCCTCTACCTCCAACTCCAAGTATAGCCGTGTATATGCCTTTGTCATGGTTGTACGCCCACTCTATGGGCTTGAGGCTTTTTGCTATGTCGTTTCGTGTCATATCTTCTTAGTATTTCTTCCCGTGCAGTGCAGGGCGTGTGGCGTTGTACTTTAGTTTCAGCTCTATGTGCGTCATTAGGTCGATGCCGAGGGAGCTGGCGTAGGTCTCTATCAGCAAGACCGCCCGACGGATGATAGAGTTGTCAGCCCAAGCGTTGTCGAATAGTATGCACTTTGCATGGTAGACAGCCTTAGTAAGAGGCCACTCGGCGAGGGCTTCCGCTCTTGGTACATACTCGTCCTCCAGTCGTTTTCTTTGTAATCTTGGCTTCTCCTCGAGTATTCGCCCATAGAGGTCTGCGAGGCGTATCACTGCGTCCGCCAGCTCGTCCTCCACAGCGTCCTTGACAAGGCGCAGGAATGCTTGTGCGTACGCTGCGCCCTCAAGCCCCCGAAGCTCCTCTATCTGTTCGGGCGTGAGCTTCGCCCACCTTCCGATGCGGTCGGCTTCCACTGCCTCGGACAGCTCGCCATCGGCGAGGACGAAGTAATGCGATCTCAGGTGTGGCTCATCCCAAAATCCTTTAGCCACTGCCCGCTCGTGGCAGAAGCGTGAGAAGTCAGCGAAGTTTCTAAGGCGTGGTACGTTGGTAGTTGCGTTCATAGTCGTTGCTATTTGATGATGTATGATAAGATGTGTTTGATGACTTCTACCGTCCACCCGTTGCCGAGCATCTTGTAGGCTTGCGTGTCTGAGCATCCCCACTTGTACCAGTCGGGGATGGTTTGCAGGCGTGCGCATTCGGAGGGAGTTAGTCTACGGAGCATACAGCCTATTTTAGCAACGGGCTGTCCGCTGCCGTCGTTCCTCGCTCTTGCGGGGATGCACGGGGCTTTGCCTCCTGCTGTAGCGCGGAAGCCCTGCCCATCCTTGTGCGTGCGCCAAGTACCAGGAGTAATTAGCAGATTGTCCTTCGTGACGCTCGTCAGGCTGTTGCTCTTGTTATCCTTCCGAAGTTCGATCTGTTGCTCGTTATTGTCCCCTCGCCCACGCATGGCACATGCCATATTATTAAAGCTCCAACTATTGGAGGTCAATGTTGGCGATTTGTCGGGGATAACTCTCGACTTCAAATAGCCACGCCCTCGTTGAAAGATGCCTATATACAAGATGTCCATATCGGAGTGGTTGCCACCGCTATGCCCTCCAGCCGTTAGGCAGGAAGCCTTGTCTTGCTGAGCCTTTGGCTTTAGCTTCTTGTCGAGCTTGACTACGTCTGATGCCCACTCCTGCGTAGTGGCTATGCTTTCAATAGCCTCCTCGTTGAGAGAGAGATTGCGCATATAGTATTTCTCGTCCACTTCATCGTCGAGGATGTCTCCGATGTAGATGCCTCGGTCGGCAGGCTGGGGAATGTCCGTGAGCAACTCGCCCCATATCCCCTCGCTCTTCGTCTGTATGTTGCTCCAATATAAGCGCACTCTATTCTGAGCGGAGACAAGGGCGGAGTTAATCACAACGGGTCTAATGCCGAGGCTTTCGTTTATCCTCACCTCGTCTGCTGGGCGCATTCGCACATTCTCAAGGAGGTACTTTACGTTGGGGTTGATCTTTTGCACGTGGTGCAGGATGTCGAGGAACACCCAATACAGCCTGCTTCGTGGGTCATCGTGTCCAAGCATTTTACCAGCGAGTGAGAAGCCTTGGCAGGGCGAGCCAGCGAGAAGGAGGTCTATCTCCTCCCACTCAATGTCCCACTCTCGCCACTTCTCCACGTCTCCGAGATGGATAGTGTCGGGGAAGTTGAGCTGCGTCTGTGCGATAGCGTGCTTGTCTATCTCGCTGGCATAGTACCTCTCGATAGGCACGCCCAGATCCCTCAAGGCTATCTGCCCGCAGCTCATTCCGTCAAAGAGTGATAGTACTTTCATTCGGTTGTATTTTGTGATGTGTCTATTAGCTCTCAAGTTGAATGAGCGTGATGAAGGCCCACACAAGGCAGGCTGTCCCGAAGATGTTTATCGGGATAAGCCACCAACGGAGCTCCCTCCCCTCTTGCTCGTCCTCCTCCAGCAGTGCGTATGACGTCGGAGACGTAAGCAAGCCCAGGAAAAACAGGATGAGAAATTGAGTATCCATGGTTAGTTATCTGTACTTGAGTCACCCTCCTTCTCCATGAGGGGTCGGGGAGTGCGTTGTGGTAGTGATACCCGAGTGCGTGCTTCGACGCGTCCCATTCGGGAGTTGAACTCGGTGAGGCAGTCCACCATGGATTGGTAGACCTCGTTCTGCCCCTTGCAGCAGTCCCGCAGTGTCGTGTAGTCCTCGGTCAGCTTAGCGATGTCGGACTTTAGACTGGCGTGCATGCTGTCGGAAAGGCGGATGCGGGAGTGGATAGCCCAAATGAAGTAGGCTGCGGTCAGGGCGCATACGATGAGTAGGCCCAGTGTTACGTATGTCATCCGTTAAATCCTTTTATAGGTGTTGCGAGGTGGTGGATAGCGAGGAGCAGCGCGTCGCGGTCCTCCTGATTGGTGGCCCTTTGCTTGTGCTTAGGCAGTGTGAGTCGGTGACGCTTGCATACCATCAGAAGCTCCTCGTGTGTGATCTTCCCGTTCTTGCCCTTCCACACCTTGCGGAGTGGTGGCTGGCAGATGAGTGGGAACTCGTAGTCGTTGATGAGGTCGCGCAGGATCTCTCCAACCATGGCGCAGCGTCCGACGTTGTAGCCAGTCTTGGCTATTGCCCTGGCTTCCACCTGTCCCGCGATGTGTCGGTTGTGTGATGTCCCCCACACATTCTCGAGGACGAAGCGGTAAGAGTAGTCGGTATCGAGATACTGCTCGTCCGCCTCGTTGCGCCATTCCTGGAGCAAGCGTACGATCTTGGGTATTGTCAGCTGCTCCAGGTGAATAGTGCGGTCGGTGATGTTGATGCAAGCCCAGCCCGAGCCCTGAGTGTCAGGGTCGATGCCGATGATCAGCTGCTTCTTTGGGCGGGTGGTTAGGTCGTTGCTCATGACTTAGAAGGGTAGATCATCAGCGACTCCTGCTTGTGGTGCGGGTGCTGGTTGTGGTTGCGCAGGGGCGGCAGCTGGAGCGGTGGCTACCTGCTGTGGTGCTGGTGCTGCTGATTGTGCTCCTGTCTGTACGATGTTCCACGCCTTGATCTCGGTGTACCATCGTCCGTTGAACTCTCGGCTATCGATGTCGACGGAGACCATCACGTCCTGCCCAACCTGCGGGATCTTGGCTACGTTGTCCCCGAAGAGTGAGATACATACCTTGCGTGGATATTGCCCGCCCTGCTCGAGGATGAACTCCTGCTTCTGCCATGGGTTGCCCGCCTTGGATGTTCCTGTTTGGATTGGGAGGACCTGCACGACCTTCCCACTGATATTCATTTCGCTCATATCGCTGTGTGATTAAAGTGTTGTCTGTTCTGTTACTCTGATGAGGTAGCCTCTACGGACAAGCTCGTCAGGGGATAGATCGAGGAGGCAGTCGGAGGTGTCTGTGCTCGACACGTTGCGCCTTTCCTCTTTCAGGGCATTTGCCTTAGTGAGTCGTCGGTACTTGCCTGCGATAGCTTGCTCGTGGAAAGTGCACCCCGACTCTTCCTTGTACTTTCGGATGCACCCCATAAGTCCAAGGTCGGGTGTTCGCTCGAGCATCACGATGATCTCGTCGATGATTGACGCTGGTATCACTCCATACCCTGCTGGCTTACCCCCTTGGTGCTCGATGTACCTCGGGTGATGCGTCAGCTTGTGGCAGATGTGATGTCGCGAATAGCCGTATCTCTTTGCGGCCATCCTCGATGCTGGCGTGGGTCTCATGCCTCCCTCGATCACCAGCTGTAAGGCGTAGTCTACGATCACCTCGAGAGGTGTGTTTCGCTCGATCATGGTTAAGACTGGCTGATAGGTCGTAGCTTCTTGCTTCGTTGCCATCGTTCTTGGATCTCCTTCTCTGCAGCGGAGACGTCGGCCTTGCACTGCTTGAGCTTCTCCGAGAAGTAGGCGTGTACCTTTGGTGTCGTGGATCTACCGATGATTGCAGGGAGTGCTTCGATGTGCACATTGAGGTTGCGGATGCGATCCCGCAGATCCCTGTCTGTGAGTTCGTCGAAGTTGTTGAAGTTGTAGCAGATGTCTTGCATAAGCGTTTGAGGTTATGACCTCGGCTGTGCTGACGCCAGTCGGTGGTCTGTTGATGATAAGTGGACTATGACGCAGTCGCCCTGGATGCGAGAAGCGGTGCGGTCGTCGTAGAGGTTAGGACCGCTTAGTGCGTCGGGTGGATAGTTGCTTGTGATGATTGTTGGTCGGCTAAGTCGCTCTCCGTGCTGGTCGCTACGTCGGCAGATGATTGACGCTATGACGCTGGATCGTGATCCGTAGTACTGCGCCTCCTTGGGCTCTGCCCCGAGGTCTCCGATGTGCAGGACAAAGCGTCCTTCATCGAGGTACTTCCCCGTCTCCTGGTAGTGGGCGGTGTAGTCCCTGGCGTGGGTCTCGCCATGGGTGGCACTGCTCCACAGCAGGGGGAGGTATGCCACGCTCCACTTGTCTCGGTCCCTGTCGTACTTCCAAAAGGGGCGGTGCACCCCGACGATCTCGGAGAGGCGTTGAAGTAGTCGCACCAGCATGGTCTTGCCCGATCCAGTCGGACCCCACACGTACAAACCTCCGAAGGGGTTAGTGCAGGACGGGGAAGCGAGTAGCCAGGCGAGTGCTTTGCGGTATGCCTGGATCTCGTCGGGCGATAGGTCGAAGGCTGGAGTCTCACGTCGTCCCAACTCGAGGAGGACGTCGAACGCGTCGTCGAAGGTGACGGGGTTTCTCATCAGGCGTGGCTCATACCCCTCGAAGGTGACAGGGTCGAGCGTTGCAAGCAGTTCTTCTTTCGTGAATGGCATTGTGTCGTTGTGTTAGTCGGGATAGTCAGCGTACTTCTCGGGGAAGTTGCGTTTGAGTACCGCTCGGTTGTCGTGGTCAAGAGCCAGCCACTTAGCCATTTCATCCTGTGGCGTAGGTGGCGCGCTTCGCTCAGGGTGGTATTCGGCATTGGTGTAGGTTGGCCGAGATTGCGAAGCTCGGGGGAATAGGGACTGACGTTTGGCGTCCTCTTCCTTCTGCCGTTTGTGCCAGGTGACCAGCGCACTCTTCCAGCTCTTCATCTTGTTAGGGCCAACGCGCCAGCCGTTGCTCTCGTAGTGGGCTATGAACCTCTCGGGGTCTACTGCATAGCCTAACCTCTCTACCTCGTCTCTGACTTCATCCAGGGAGGGAGGGGAAAAGCGCGTCGCTTTTCCCCCCCCTCTCTTTATGTCTTCTTGTCTTATAGTCTTGGGGGCTTTGCCCCCCCTATTATCCCCCCCATTGACCTTACTTTTTTGGGGGTCTACCTTACTTGTACCTTCCTC